TTCCTGGTGCCCGTCGAAACTATGTCAAGGGTTATCAGGAACTAATCGAAGGTGACTTCTTTGGTACTCTTACCAAGGATGTCAACGCCATGTCGTTTATCGACCGCCTCAATATCTACTGTAAGGGCGGTTCAATGCTTGGCATCAAGTTCAATCCTGAAGAAAAGGCATGGGTCGCTAAGGTCGAAGCGGCTGAAACTTTCGCTGAGGTTCTTACTCTGACTGAGCAGATTTATGCTTGGTCAAAGCAAAAGATGGAAGATCAGCAAGAGCAGGCTTCAGACATGCGGGCCAAGTCCGGCTTCGGTGATGATGAGTCCGAGTATGATTTCTCGGATGACGAGTCCGAAGACGGCGAAGACGAAGACGAGTCCGAGGACTCTACTTCTGGTCGTTATTATGATGATGACAACGGCACCGAAGAGGAAGACGGCTCCGAAGATAGTGAAGACGAGGACGGTTCATCCGAAAAGTCCGACGATCCTATCGCTGGCGGTTCTTATGATCAATCTGAGGCTGTGCCTGATGCCGAAACTGAAAAGGTTTGGCAAGAGAAGATGCAGACCCTCATGCAAAACTCTTCGTTTGATTATGTCTATGCTCGGCTTCCGAAGCTGGTCGATTACGATAAGACCGTGATTGACTATAAGCAGGTTCTGGCCGAACAGCGGATTAGTGCTACTCGTTGGGGCAATGAATGGCTCAGCACCGTTCGTGCTAATCTCCAGAAGTTCAAGGCTGATGAAATGGCCAGTGTGTCATTCATGGTCAAGGAGTTCGAAATGCGAAAGGCTGCGGATGAATACACTCGCACCAGCATTTCAAAGACTGGCGTAATCGACACTAACAAGTTGCATTCGTACAAGTACAATGACGACCTGTTCCGTCGTATTACTACAGTGGCTTCTGGCAAGAACCATGGCTTCGTCATGTTTGTTGACTGGTCTGGTTCTATGGATCAGCATCTTAACAAGACCATTCGTCAGGTGCTTTCTCTGGTGATGTTCTGTCGCCGTGTTCAGGTGCCGTTTGAAGTCTACACGTTCCGTAGTGTGATGTATAACGACACTTATCAAAAGCCTTCGTTCACGGCTAACATGAATGAACTGAATGCTGGTAACTTTTTTGCTCGTAACGTTCTGTCATCCAGAATGACCGCGCAAGAAATGAATGATGCAATGTTCCATATGTTTATCATGGCCTGCGGCGGTCGTCTTGATTGCGACAATCTTGGTTCTACGCCGCTTAATCCTTGCATCATTGCAGCCTCTGAGATTGTCAATCGGTTCAAGGCTCGGTCTAAGGTTCAGATTGTTAACACAATCTTCCTGACTGACGGTGAGTCCGATCCGATTGGCAATATTCACGGTCGCGGCGGTTCTTGGAAGCCACAAAAGTTTATTGTTCAGGATGAGATCACGAAAAAGAACTATGAGATCCCGTCTGCTGGAAACGGTCGATACAACTATTACTCTTTGAGTAATATCGTTCTCACGCCTATCTTGTTCAAGATCCTGCGTGATCGGACTGGTTGCAATCTGCTTGGTTTCCATATCACGACCGAAGGCTTTGAGCGCGAATATCGTAGGCACAATGCAACTGGTATTGGCGACCACTACACCAATGCCAAAGATAGCTGGAAGACCAACGGTTTCTTCTCCGTGTCCAATGCTGGGTATGATGAATACTACATTATCAATCCCAACATGTTCAAGGTTGCTTCTGGCAATCTCAAGGTCGAGGGTGACAAGATTTCCAAGCGAAAGCTTGCTTCGGAATTCATCAAGTTTTCCGAAAAGAAGACTGTTTCCCGCGTTCTACTCGCTAAGGTTGTCAAGCGGATTGCTGCTTGACAACCACCTCTTCCTAGTCTATAATATCCTCATAATCGAAACACACACAAAGGAAACTACCTAATGGCTAAGCGCCCTGTTGATAAGACCCCGTTCCTGAACGCCGTTGCTGACGAGTTCGGTGATATCAAGACCATCACGCGCCAGCAGATCCTTTCGATTTGCAGCGATTACAACCTTCCGCGCCCGCTCTGGCTGACGAAGGATGAAACTCGCCGCGTTGGTCGCGGTGCTTATTCTCTGGTTGACGGTAAGCCTGCTGCAAAGTCTGCTCGTAAGGCCGACATTGCTTCGGCTGTCCCTGTTGCTCAGGTCACCGAAGTGTCCAATCAGGCTGACATGCAGATGGCTCTCCAGAGTTCGACGGCTATCTCGCTTGTGCCGACCAAGGCGTCTGGCTACGTGCCGTTCGGCCACTTTGCTGATGTTCGCATGATCATCAAGTCTGGTAAGTTCTATCCGACTTATGTGACTGGTCTCTCTGGCAACGGTAAGACCATGATGATTGAACAGATTTGTGCTCAGGAAGGGCGTGAACTGGTTCGCGCTAACATCACTAAGGAAACTGACGAAGATGACCTGATCGGTGGTTTCCGTCTTATCGACGGCAAGACTGTCTGGCAGAACGGCCCTGTTATCGTGGCCATGGAACGCGGTGCTGTGCTGCTTCTGGACGAGGTTGATCTTGGTGACGCAAAGCTTATGTGTCTCCAGCCGATCCTCGAAGGCAAGCCTGTGTATCTTAAGAAGGTCAACCGAGTTGTGACGCCTGCTCCTGGTTTCAACATTCTGGCTACGGCCAACACCAAGGGTAAGGGTTCTGATGACGGTCGCTTCATCGGCACTAATGTGATGAACGAAGCCTTCCTTGAGCGTTTCAGCATCACCTTTGAGCAGGAATATCCGCCGCTCAAGACCGAAGCCAAGATCCTGACCAACGTCCTCAATGCTTCTGGTATTCAGGACAAGGACTTTGCTGATAAGCTTGTCAACTGGGCCGACATGATCCGTAAGGCGTTCTATGATGGTGCGGTCTCCGATATCATCTCTACTCGCCGACTGGTTCATATTTGCGAAGCTTTCGCAATCTTCGGTCAGGATCGTGAGAAGGCTATCAAGCTTTGTCTCAACCGCTTCGACGTTGACACTAAGAACGGGTTCTTCGACCTCTACGCCAAGCTTGATCCGACTGTTGGTCCGAAGGAGACTTCGGCTGATGAAACTGTCACCAAGGTTGTTGACGGAGAACAAGTTCCCTTCTAATCTCTTGACATTGGGCAATGCCTGATGTATAATACCAGACAATGTGGTAAACGACTGCGCCACATTGTCTGTTCTAACAAAGCGGTCATTTCATTATGGAGTTATTGAATGTCTCATGTGTCTAAGATCGCCAAGGTTCTCCGCGCCAATAACAAGGGCGCAGGAATCACTGTTGCTCAGATCACTCGTTTGACTGGCGTGCCTAAGGCTAGCGTCAGCAAGCGCGTTTATGACCTTCGCCTTGAAGGCCACCGCATCTACAGCAACTACCGTATGGTGAACGGAAAGCGCAAGATGTACTACCGTTTTGCTGCCTAATTTTTATTGACACCTCAAAAAGGGATGCTATATACTGTTGTAGCATCCCTTTTTATTATGGAGTATCCGCATGGAACTATCAATCAAAATCGAAGACCTAAGAAAAGCAAAGTTGTTTGTTGCAACACCAATGTATGGTGGTGTTAATCACGGCCTGTATATGAAGGCAAGTTTGGATCTACAGACTGTCTGTATGCAGTATGGTATCGAAATCCGATTCTCTTTCTTGTTCAATGAATCTCTCATCACCCGCGCGCGTAACTATCTTGTAGATGAATTCTTACGTTCAGGCTATACACACCTACTCTTTATCGACTCAGATATCTTGTTTGATCCTCAAGATATTCTTGCTCTGATAGCACTAGACAAAGATGTTATCGGTGCGCCTTATCCTAAGAAGTCTATCAACTGGCGAAACATTTCACAGGCACTCATCAAGAATCCTGCAATCAATTCTGGTGAACTAGAGAATCTTGTGGGCGACTATGTGTTTAACGCAGTACCAGGCACAAAGACTTTCAATGTGCGTGAACCTCTTGAAGTTCTGGAGATTGGTACAGGCTACATGATGGTCAAGCGTGAAGTTTTTGATAAGTTCCGCGAAGCTTATCCGAAGCAGAACTATAAGCCAGATCATCTTGGTCAGGCCAACTTTGATGGCTCTCGGTACATTCACGCATACTTTGATACCGTTATTGATAATGGCTACACGTATGACGACCTGTATTCTCTCATGCAAAGAGCCGCTAACGGAGAAGATGTTTCAGAAGAAGCTAAGAAGTATATTGAGACTGAAAAGACCGCATCGCATCGATATCTTTCCGAAGACTACATGTTCTGTCAGTATTGGAGAAAGATTGGCGGTCAGGTGTGGCTCTGCCCATGGATGAGAACACAGCATGTTGGTTCTTATGCATTCACTGGTAACATGCAATCAATCGCAAATCACACAGGAAACCTCTAATGATAATCGGACTTGTTGGATTTATTGGATCAGGTAAAGGCACCATTGCCGATATTCTTACCAAGAAACACAACTTCACGAAACTGTCCTTTGCAGATACGCTAAAGGATGCTACAGCGGCCATCTTCGGATGGCCTCGTCACCTTCTTGAAGGTGATACAGATGAGAGCCGAGCGTTTCGTGAACAAAAGGACGAGTGGTGGTCTGAACGATTTGAATATGACTTCACTCCTCGGATGGCTCTACAAATGATGGGAACGGAAGCTGGTAGGGATGTGTTTCATCAAGATATTTGGCTTCGCTCTCTCGAACGTCGAATGGAACTTTATCCAAATGTAGTTATTGCAGACGTTCGTTTTCCAAACGAGATTGAGTTTATTCAGAGTAAGGGTGGATTCATTGTTCGGGTAAATCGTGGTGAGGAACCTGAATGGTATGATACTGCCAAGGCAGCAAATGATCCAATGTTCCTTCATGCTCCTGAAGCTCACGATAAGATGACTGAACACTACAAGATCCACTACTCTGAGTGGGCTTGGATTGGAACCAATGCCGACTATCAGATTGATAATGTCGGTAGCCTTTCTACTCTTGATGGTGATGTACAGCACATGATAAAAGTCTTTACAGGGCCGCAAAAGCCTGCTATACTAGCCGCCTAAACTAAACTATGGAGATTATATAATGAAGCTTAGTGAAAACACTCTGAGTGTGCTTAAGAACTTTTCTGCAATCAACTCTGGTCTTGTCTTGCAGAAGGGCAACATTCAGAAGACTATCTCGCCCGAGAAGTCCATTCTCGTTGAAGCAGAACTTGAAGATGCCATTCCCGAACAGTTTGGTATCTATGATCTGAACCAGTTCCTCGGTAACGTTACAACTCTTGGCAATCCTGATCTTGCATTCGCTGAGAATGCTGTGATGATGAATGACGGTGATATCGCGTTCAACTATTACTCTTGTTCGCCGAATCTCATCGTATCGCCGCCTGACAAGGAACTCAAGCTCAAGCAGGTTGATGTTAGCTTTACTCTGACTAACGCCATTCTGTCAAAGCTTATCAAGCTTGCATCTATGAACAATCTCACTCATCTTTCTGTTGTTGGTAAGAATGGCGAGATTCGTTTGCAGACGCATGAGAAGGCCAACGACACTTCTAACTATGCATCGTTCAAGCTGAATGATTATGACGGTGAAGACTTTACCGCATCTTTCAAGGTCGAGAACATCAAGCTTATTGCTGGTGACTATGACGTTGAGATCCAGCTTGGCGCATTTGCCAAGTTCACTTCTAAGAACGCTAAGATCAAGTATTTCATTGCACTGGAGACCAAGTAATGTCTGGTATTGGACACAATCAGAACTATGTGAGCATTAACGCTCTTACCGAGCAGCAGAAGACCGAGTTGAAGAACGCTATTCGTGAGATGAACGATAGCATGACTCGCGCGGCCGCTGAACGTGACTTTCAGAAGGAAACTCTGAATAGCATTAGCGATAAGACTGGCGTAAACAAGAAGATCATTCGTCGTATGGCTAAGGCCTACTTCCGTTCTAACTATGCAGAAGAGCAGGAAGATAACCGTCAGTTTGAAGAGTTTTATGACGGAGTTATGAAGTGAACATTAACGAGGACTTCGGTCATTATGTGATAGAAAAGTCCAAGATTAATACACTTGGTAAACCGCCAGAACGTTCTGAGTGGGAATGCCAAATCTTCGGTGGACCAATGGGTCTTACTTTTGTTCCGACAAAGGGTAATGAGCCCAATTGGTTCCACCGTGAGATGCAAGAACTGTGTTTTGGATTCAAATGGCGAAAGAGAGTTGAATGACAAAAAAGAACATCATAACTAGAATGGAAGAACTCATGAGGCCTATTGACAGGCAGATCATGATGTGCGATAATGTCGATGATGTGCTAATGTTGGCATCCAACATGCTGATAACCGCCAAGCTGATCTACGTACAAAATCTTGGCGGCGCTGGTGCAAAAGAACTCTTTCAAAAACTGACGGATGAAATTGATGAGCGAATCCTTCCTATGGGTGGAGAAGTACCGCCCGAAGACTATTGAAGATTGTATCCTTCCTGATCGTCTCAAGAAGCCCTTTCAAGAATATGTAAACAGCAAAGAGATTCCAAATCTCATGCTTACTGGTTCCGCAGGTGTCGGTAAGACAACTGTTGCTAAGGCTATGTGTGATGAGATTGGAATCAATCATCTCTATATCAATGCTTCCGAAAATCGTGGCATTGATGTTTTGAGAACTACTATTCGTGGTTATGCATCTACCGTGTCGCTCACTGGCGGTAAGAAGGTCATCATTCTTGATGAGTCTGATTATCTGACTGGTGAAGCACAAGCTGCATTGCGTGGTGCGATTGAAGAGTTTTCAAAGAACTGTACCTTCATCTTCACTTGCAACTTCAAGTCTAAGCTGATTGATGCTCTTCATTCACGTTGCTCGGTCATTGACTTTGTATTGAAGAATGATGAGAAGCCGAAGATGGCCATGCAGTTGATGAAGCGCATGGAATATATT